TAATCTTAACCCTTTTACCTTCCCTGTTAGTTTGCGTAGCGGTCCACACCAAAGCATTAAGCTCGATAGCCAGACCACGAAGCTCTTGGGCTTGTCTTTCTTGGTTTTGGTACTCAGGACTTTTTGAATCACTCGCCATAAGCTCCAGGTAATCAATAATAATTACATCAGGATGAAAATCTTCATGGCTTTGGAGTTGGTTGATAAACGCTCTAATCTGCGTAGGGGTTGCCCTCTTCGTAGGGAACTCCTTAATACGAAGCCGTCCCAACTGTACTTGACCTCCAATCTCACTAATGCGAGATTCGATATCCCCAACACGATTAGGAAGCTCCTTCTGTTTAATACGGGTAAAGATACTGTCTAGGCGCTGAGCCACTCGGTCCTCAGACATTTCCAGAGAAATGTAAAGAACGTTATGCCCGTCGAAACACGACTGCACCGCTTGGTTAGCCAAGAACAGGGATTTGCCTACCCCAGGGGGCGCAACCACCATAGCCAGTTCTTTACCCGCGAGTCCTCCCTCAAGGGAGGAATTAAGAGCCTGAAAAGGAGTCCGATACTTAGGAGCTAAGTTGTTATCTTTCGCTTTCTCCCACCTTTCGGAAATACCAGCAAAGTAATCTGCGCCTAGGTCCACATGGCGAGAAACAGAGATAGCTCCTCTAATAGTATCCTCCACCTTGGAGAATTGCTTCTTGCTAATGAAGTCTACAGACTCCAGAATAGCCTCCTTCAAAGCTTGTTCTTTGGCAAACTCCTCTACCTTATCGAGGTAGTACTGAGAGTTGTCGATGGAGGTCTCGTCCAGACTGTTGATGTTTACCATTTCTTCACGGTAATCGGACATCAACTCGTTCTGAGTCTTTTCTTCCCGAATCTGCTCTAGAATAGCCTCATCGGTCGGCAAGGTACCATACCTCGCGTAATAATCGCTCAGCACCGACCAAATGCGTTGGTGTTGTGGAAACTCAAAGTACGAGCCTTTGATGAGAGGCACACACTGAATTAAGAAAGCGCGGTCGCTCTTTGCTAAGTACAAGAGCCCTCGCTGAATGTTTTCTGAAAATGAATAGGTCATTAATATCTCCCTGTATGACAAAAAAACCTTGTCAATACATTATAGTAATTGACAAGGTCATAATGAAAAGGTATTCAGAAACTATTTACCAGTAGAACCAAAACCTCCCTCACCACGGTCAGTAGTATCTTTATTAAAGTCTTCCTCAGAGATTTCTTCAATATCGACCGATGGCAGTTTATTAATTACCATTTGGGCAATACGGTCCCCTTTCTTAATACTGCGGGAGCAATACGGGTTTGTATTCAAAACAGCAATCTTAACCTCTCCCCGGTAGTCACTGTCGATAGTGCCTGGGGAGTTAGGCATTACTAGATTGGTTTTATACATCGAACTACGTAAACGCAGTTGACCTTCATACCCTTTAGGGATGATAACATGAATACCCGTGCTAACTAACCTTCCCTCTCGCGCTACCAAGGTAACATCCTCATCTGCCGCGATATCAAATCCTGCGGCACCCTCGGATTGGTAGCCTGGGGTGGGGTTGTCGCTTTTGTTTAAAATTTTAATTTGCATCTCCTCGTGTTCCTGCTCTGTTAATTTCGTCTTTGGTCATTTTTTTACCAGCCTCATGGACGACCTTTTGTCCAGCTTTGATTCTGGCTTGTTTGTGTTCTTCGGAGACTCGTTTTACGGTCCCCTCTTTTTCTAATTGTTCGTAAGGGATTTTCCTCCGTGAGTACGGTGATTTACCTTTCTCAGCTTTAAGTGCTTCTTGAGAGCCTTTAATAGCTCCCTCAACAAATTCTTTCTCTTTAGCCTTTAGACTTGTAACATCATGGTAGTTTGTTTCCAAGACTCCCTTAATGCTTACCAGACAAGGCTTTCCCCCCGTATTGTACGTACGGGGGCATTTGTCGTGAGAGCAAACGGGACAAGTCTTTGGCTGTTTGCTCTCTTCGTAACTACACAGGTCGTCAAACCTTTCGCCGCAATTCTCGCAACAATATTCGTAAGTTGGCATTAAATCTCACATACTCCACTCTTACAAGTATCTACGGAATCTGAAGCTTCTTCTAGTCTGCCCTCCTGGATAAGCGTATCCAGGTTGATTGTAGAAATATCCACAGCCTCTAAAGGCTCGTTGCCTCGGGAACCCGCACGATAGAAAGTAAACCCTTTCATGTCGTTCGCGTACATTAGCAAATCATCATAAAGATTAGAAGATTCAAACCCAGCAGGGAGATTACAAGTCTTAGACACAGCAGAATCAATATATGATTGTACCACCGCCTGGACCTTAATATGCTCCTCAGGAGTTACGTCGTAAGCCCCGACACAGTGGGATACGTCACGTCCGCGAAGGTAAAGTTCTTTAAACAAAGAATCCACAACATAAGTCTCATTCCAGACACCGTCAGTGCCAGTGCGCCAACGACGCTTATAGACGGGAGCGAATATCGGCTCAAGACCAGTGCTGACGCCCAGGACCATAGAGATAGTTCCAGTCGGCGCAACCGTAAGTAGAATGGCGTTACGAAGTCCGGTTTTCTTAATGTCTGAACGAATTCGAGAAGGTAAAGTTTTGAAGTATTTTTCATCCTTTAATTTGTTCCAATCATACGCCGGGAAGCTTCCTTTATCTCTAGCAAGATACATAGAAGCTTTGTATGCTTCATTTCTTATTGTAGCGAATAACCGTTCCAAGAACTCCAGACATGCTTCTGAGCCGTATCTGTACCCCGCCTTGATGAGGAAGTAATGTAGACCAGTGACTCCCAATCCGATTCTACGGGAACGGCTTCCTGCCTCGTCACACTCCGGAATAGGGAAGTGGTTTGCAGTAAGGACATTATCCAAGAACCGAACGCCCGTACGAATCGTGCGAGCAAGCCTACGCCAATCGATATTACCGTCCATGTCAACCATGTTAGCAAGATTGACATGACCCAAGCAACAGTTACCGTAAGCTGGAAGAACTTCTTCGCCACAAGGGTTAGTGGCTGGCATATGTTCGAAATAAGAAACGTTAGTGTATTCGTTAGCAAAATCAATGTTGAAGATACCCGGTTCCCCTGATTCAATAGCATTGTCTACAATGCGTTCCCAGAGTTCGCGAGCGCGGATTTCCTTCTTCTTAGCTCCTTCAAATCTATCCGCATAATGTTTGAGATGGTGTAATTGGGCACGACCGAGCGCGTCCTCTTCGTCTTTAGCCACAACATCCACAGTGTCGTTGCCTTCCTCAGAGATGCGACCAACTTCGTAAACAAAGTATTTGTTCTGACGCCCATTAAACGTAAAGTACCATTCGTCGTCGTTCTCCACAGCCTCAACGAACTTCTTCGTGATAGCTACAGAGATGTTAAAGTTTGTAAGTTCATTGCGGTCCAGTTTCACATGGAGGAACTCCAAGAAATCTGGATGGGTGATATCTAGGATAGACATGAGCGCAGTACGACGATTTTTACCGGCACGCACATGGTTGCCAATCTCGTTAATCATGCGCATCACGCTAATAGACCCAGGAGCAGAGTTTTTAATATTCTGAATATTATCGCCCTTGGGTCGAATCTTGGAGAAGTTGAACCCGATGCCACCACCGCCACAAGAAATCTTGTACATATCGGAAATAGTCTTTCCAATACTCTCTACAGAGTCCTCAGGGTCTAACACATAACAGTTAAGCATGTTCTGGTGGCTTCGTCCTGAACCAAACAAAATCCTACCGCCAGGACAAAAATCTCCCGAATTAATCGCATCGAAAAACTTTTGCTCGACCTTCTCCCGGACTTCAGGGAACTCAGGGTCAGAGGCGGACTTGGCAACTCGTTTGGCGAGTTCTTTCCACGTAGTTTCACCCGGATAAGCATACTTATCCATGAAAATGGTCTCCCCTAGGGAGCCTTCAGGAATGGAAAAACTCATTATCGTACAATTACGAGAATATCCTTCTCGTTTAGAATGCAGAACGACTCATCGCCCCGGACAATATCGTTACCCGAAAAATCTCCCCACAGAATCTCGTCGCCTACGGCTACATCCATAGGCACACGGTTTCCGTCCGCGTCACGCGTTCCCTTACCGACAGCCATTACGACCCCTTCGCTAAGTTTTTGGTCTGTTACTGACTCAGGCATGATAATACCCGACTCAGACGTGAGTTCTACAGTAGCTCTTTTTACCACTAAATTGGTACCAAGAGGTTCTAAGTTGAAAGTTTTAGTCATTGTATAGTAGTTATATTTGATTTTTTCAAAACGGATAAATTTTCTGACTCGTCTTCAAGAAGCGAATTCAGATAATCATTGTGGGTAATGACGAACACTTTTTTGTTGTTGGATATCTCCATGATTAAATCATACAGACCCTTTACCCCTCCCTCATCGAGGGAGTCAGCCACCTCGTCAAAGAAGAGAAGGTTAGACCGTTCTTTTCCAGACAAGAGCAGGAGGTCATTGAGACCGAGCATGATGGAAAGAGAGATTTTCTGCTTCTCTCCACCAGACAACGAATCAAAGTAATTTAACGTCCCTTTATTATAGATTTCCTCCTTCAAAGTTTCATCGAAAGTTATGGAAAAATTTGAGGAACTAAGGAATTTCAAATAGTAGTTTACGCGGTCATTGAAGAATGCTAAAATATTACGAATAACAAACTTAATCAAACCTTGCTCCGAGAATGCTTGCTCCCAGAAACGCATAAGGTCATATTCTCGTTGGGCATCTTCAACTTCCTTTTGGTGTTTCTTTAGAAGTTTAACATGGTCTCTGTTTTGCGAACTTA